AAAAAGATTAGTGGCGAGGTACTTGCAAAGCTGGCGGCTAAGGGTGGTCTTGATCCCTACTTCCCGTTGACCCGCTACGGCAATTTTTGGGTTTCTTACGGCACCACGGGTGGCCCCAAACTTGGGCGTGCAGATTTTTACATCCGTGCCTTTGAGACGGAAGTCGAACGTAGACGGTTCATCAAAGCTCTGAACGATACCAACGAAATCGCGCCTCGGTTCAGCACAGACGAAAACGGAAAGCAGGTTGAAGAACCGCCAATTCAAGAGTTTTCGCAGATCTCCGAGATCAACTACAAGAACACTCCGGCAAACTCGTTTGTAAACGGCGTGCTTAAGGTCATGGAGGTTAACAGCGTTTCGGAAGACGCTAAAGAGCAGATCCTCCGCCTATTCTTGTCGACCCTGCCAGAAACATCTTTTGCTCAAGCGTTCCAGAAACGGGGCAACGTCGCCGGTTTTGAGCATGACGCAATCCGTGCGCTGCGCGAGAAGTCGTTCAGTATGTCCCGGCAGTTATCGAACATGAAGTACGCGTACAAGCTCATCAGTGCGCGTGATGACTTGCGTAAAAATGTTAAGGCGATGGGTAAAGGCGAGGGTGCGACGGATAACCGGATCGCCAAGGAATACTTTGATGAGATCGACAAGCGGGTCAAGTTCATCATCAGCCCGGAAGTTTCTAAGATATCGCAAGTAGTTACATCTTTAGGCTTCACTTACCTGCTTGGCTTTAACGTCTCGTCTGCGGTCATCAACCTGACCCAAGTGCCGCTGATTGTGCTGCCGTATCTTGGCGGCAAGTACGGGTTCTCAGAGACAACCAAGGCGCTCGGCAACGCCTATAAGGTGTTTGCGAATACCGGCATCAAGGAAACCTCGATCCTTGAGTTTAAGGATGAGAACGGCAAAGACGTAAAGGTCAAATCCCGGGCCATGCCGTCTATCGAGAACCTTGATCCTGAATCAGATCTCGGCAAGCACTATAAAGAACTTATTGACGAAGGCGTATTGCAGGGTCAGCTTAACCGGTCGGCGCTGTATGACATGCTCGACGTTAGTGGTGCAAAAAATCCGTTAACTGTTGCAAATGCCGCGTCGGGCTGGATGTTCCACCATGCCGAACGGATGAACCGGCAGATCTCGTTGATGGCGGCATATGACCTTGAGTTGGGTAAGATTAAGAACCCCACGGTAGAAGATAAGGTTGCCGCTGCTAAACAAGCTATCTATATATCCGAGTTGACTAACGGCGGGACAACTGCAACCTCGGCCCCACGTATTGCACAGGGCAATATTGGTCGCGTAGTGTTCATGTTTAAGCGGTACGGTGCATCCATGTACTACCTGCTGGCTAAGAACTTTAACGAAGCCATTCGTGCCGGTCAGTATGAGCTTGATGGGTTGAAGGCTGAGCTTGCCAAGACCAAAGATGCTGCCGAGATCACCAAACTCAAAAAGCAAATCGCCGAAGCCGAAGAACTTGCAAAAGTAAACCGGGATATTGCTCGTCGGCAACTGGGCGCGACCTATGCTTCTGCCGCGCTGTTCTCTGGGTTGCAGGGGCTACCGTTGTTCGGGGTGCTTTCCGTTATCTACAACATGTTTGCTGATGACGACGATGACGACATGGCAACCGCCGTACGTAAATCGACCGGCGAACTTGCGTACAAGGGTCTGGTCAACGCACTGACCAACATGGACGTAGCGTCCCGCGTAAGCCTAACCGGCCTGATCATTCGTGATAACAAACTATCGTCTGGATCTCAGACGGTGGCGGAAGCGTTCGGTGATCTTATGGGCGGTCCAGTGTACGGAATAGCGACCAAAGTCGAGCGCGGCGTTAAGCAAATCCGTGACGGGCAGACCGAGCGTGGGATTGAAAACATCCTTCCTTCAGGGCTTGGTAACGCGTTAAAGGGTATTCGATACGCTACGTCCGGCACAACCACGTTGCGCGGTGATGCTATCACCGGTGATGTCAATCCAGCGAATGCGATTGCTCAGGCGTTTGGCTTTGCTCCTGCCGATTACACCCGACAGTTAGAGATCACCGCGCGGGTGAAGGGTATGGACAAGGCGGCTAACGCTGACCGTACCAAATTCCTCAATAACATGTATATCGCTAAGCGGTTCAATGACACCGAAGGCGTTGCTGAAGCCCGTGCAGATCTTGAGAAGTTGTATGAGAAGCACCCCGGCTTTAAGAAGTTCGGCACGCTAGACGAAACTATCGCGCGGTCGATGCGGCAGCACGCACTGACTACAGAGCAGATGAAACCGTTTGCCGGTGTGACAATCAGCAAAGCTATGCGCGATGAGATCTTGCAGGATATGCGAGAGTTTGAGTGAAAAAAATCCCGGCGCTGGGCCGGGATTAACCTGTTAAGACAGGAAGAGGAGACAACGATGAGTCATCACGGAGAATTCTACACCATTCTCCAAAATCTCACGCCTAATTTTCCTGTCTCAATACGTTCCACCGAAAGTAACCGCATGCCATGCCGTTCCGCGTAGCGGTTCATCTGCTTAATAAGTTTGTGCATGTTGAGCGCGGGGACAAAGATTGAGGTCCCAACCGTTAAGTTGGGCCAGTCGATGTGAATCAGCAACCCGTCAGGGTTAACCGCCCCGTCACTGCGAATATACTTAGACGGGTATAGCGTTTCCAGTTGCTGCTGACGCAATGCTCTGCTCCATCTCTTCATCCATAAACTGCGAGCAGTCCAGTACAACACAGTCAGCCGGGGGCAGGTTGAGTCGAGTGCCTCGGCTGATACGCACCTTCTTCATCTGACCCGCAGTGGACCCTGACCTGAGCTTGTCGTACAGACTCGGGTAGTGTATCTGCTGTTTATTACACCATTCACGAAACGGCTTGGGCAGCAGATACAAACGCTTTATATCGTACTCGTACCGAGCGACTAGCGTCATCCTCGGCGTTGAATCCGGAATAATCAGCGCGTCATCCTGATTCGGCGTGCGTGCATCCGACGTACTCTTGATGCGGAGAATATTGTTGTAGTTCTCCGCAAGATATGCGGTCAACGTCTCTTCGATAGACCCCTCCATACCGAGCAACCGCTCCTTGGCTTTCTGGATTGTCTCGGCCCACCACTTGATGATCGGCGGGATAGAGAACTTAACCAGACCGGCACGGCGTGCGATGATCAGACCCGTGAATGCCGATGCAGCTTGAGCCGACCAGAACCGGTGCGGCTGCGACAGGTCACCAATAACGTCTAACTTTTCCTGCGTTTGCTGGAAGAGTTTCTGCGCCCCGTCTACATCATTCATGATGTACTGCAAGTACGGCACACAAGCGTGACCATAGTTGTTGCTCAAGTACCGGTTCAACGCGTCCGTTTCAGTCTTAGCTTCAAAGACAAACGCCTTCGCCTGATATTCTAATACGCGGGTCGCCTCGGCTTTGGGTATCGCCTTGTACATGCTAACGCGATCTAGCAGACTGGTGTTGCCGGTCGTGCAGATATTCAGATGCCACGGATCACCACGGTAACGCTCCTCGTTACTCTTGCCAGACATCCGGTTGCGCTGATGCCCACCAGTGGTTTGGTATAGGAAGTCACTGGCTTCCTTGGGGTGGATGTTGCTTAGCTCGTCAATCGGGTGAAAGATGTTTTTGTAGATCTCTGTCCGGTTGAACTTAGAAGCAATCGTATCCCGCTCGTGCGACATGATCTCATCCGGGTTTCCCCAGATACTCGCACCCGCCAGCATTGCAGTTGTCTTACCCAGCCCGGGGTCCGGACTATAAATGTGAAACACGCACGCGTGCTGCGTCGCAAACTGCATCAGGGGCGAGCCAAAACTCAAGCCGATCACAAACTGGTGCATCTCCAGCCCGGGCCGGTTATAGAAGTCCATGACGTTGTTCCATCCCTCAAGCGTCCCTTTGGTCTGGAACGTGCCGAACATCTTTACTGTGGCGCTTGACGGTGGGTTGTGGTCGACCCGATCCGGACGAATGTCCTTATCCCCAACAATAAATGAATCGTACCGACTGTCGACCCAACCGAACTGCCGGTGTGCTTTTTCTGCTTTCGCATTAGCCTGTAGGTTATTAACCCATGCGCTCACGTATGCCATCAACCCCTCCATATCTATAACAGCCAGCCCATGTGGGGCAACGTGCCGTCTAAATTCGTCTTTAGATAACAAAGAAACCAGCGGGACGGTAAACTCCCGCACCCCGTCTTGCGGTAAATGCAATCGCATTACCACAGCTTCACCAGCATCCGGGTCATTCAACCGCTTCAAAACATAAAAATCGTTGTGATACACAGGTATCTCAATCGGATCACCCTGCTTATCTTTAGCCCGCTTGAACACCCCACCCGCCTTGCCACGGAAATACGGCACAGGGTACTTGGGTATCACGTACGTTTGTTTAGCTACAAAGTTTGCAACCTCGGGAACGTCTAAGACGACGTTATCCTCATCGCTCGCTTCCTGCACCTCACGACCTAGAGCTATCGGACTCTTGATCGCATTCTTGTGCGGGCACTTCTCGCATATGCCGGGACTGTAGTTATCAAACGTAGCGCAGGTATACGGACCCTTGATCAATTCGGCTTTCGCTTCCGTCGATTCAAAGGTGTAGCCCGGGTGCGCTTTAGAAATCCTATGTATCGCCTTGCCGCCATCCGTGCAGAACTTCGCAATCGACAGACCCGCCCGCCACATGGGTTCGTCCAGCGTGGACGCCTCCTCAATCACGCGCTTAATCTGCTCGCACCCGCGCCCTGCTGCCGTCTTCTCCAGTATGTTTTTAAACATACTGATATAGCTACCGGACAGAGCCTGATTCACATCATTCATCTCTCGCGGCACGAACGACCCAACTGCTAACTTGTTAACCACGGGTGCTGGCGCATGTGCTACCAGAGCCGCAAACGCAGTAAACGCAACAGGTGCAGCTATCGGACTGAGCAACGACACCTCAAGTGCAGGGTCGCTCTTAAAGTTCAACGTCCCCGGCATACGTAATATGCGAGCGGAATCGGCTGTAACTGCTGGATCAGCCCTCATACCTTCCGATGCCAAAAGAGCTTTGAATTGCTCTGCTACAGGCGTCCAAAGTGCCGCTTCAATTGGCTCGTCTAAAGACCAATACGCGTGTACACCCCGCCCGGAGCCGACCATCGTGGGACGTGGAAACTTATTTGCCGAACAAAAAGACTTCAGCGCACGAATGCAATCGACCGGATCAGAATAGGGCTTACCCTCACCCGCATCGATATCAACAAAAAACGATTTCAGGTGCTTAGCGTTGTTCTGGGTTCTTGAACCGGAATTCTCAAACGTAGCCAGTGCAAAGTAAGCGTTCCACCCAGCCTCGACTAGAGACTCGGTATAGGTTTCAAGGGCTTCAAGACTAGTAAAGAACTTCTGTTGTACACGATCTGACCCCAGCTTTATTCCATATCCACAGTAATATCCCTCATTACTAAGGACCGTCTCTAGAAATTGTCTCGCTTGCATGACTGTCCAAAGAGCCGTGAGAAAAAAAACGGGAGCCGTGCAGCACGGCCCCCGCGCCGATTAGTCGTCCCAGCCGTTCACTAGATCACTAAGATCCGCTGCCGCAACGGCAGTAGCTTTCTTGGGTGCAACTTTCGGTTCTTCCACAGCTTCTTCGGCCACAGGCTCAACAACTTTAGGCGCAGCTTTAGCCACAGGTTTCGGTGCAGGTGCATCAAACGCAGCAGGAAGTGGCGCAACAGGAGCGGGCTTGGACCCACCCGTAGTAAACGAAACAGCTTCAGCCGCTTCCGACGAATTGCGCATCTCGTTGATCGCCTCAAACTCCTCCTCAGTAACCGGACGCACTGGCTTGAAAAACAGCTTAGGAGTCGGGCTGTTGATATCAAACCGCATTTCCGTAACCAAACCCACAGCCGGAAGCTTGTGTGAGTCTAAGAAGCTACCGTATGCCTTCAGAGGCATCTTGCCACCCTCTGCATCACCAAAGACCGACTTAGCAGGGATGACCATCTGGTACACCTTGCGCTGCTCAATCTCACCCTCAAGCATCACAGCGATGCGCTTATGGAACGTGCAAGCACGTCCTTCGCCTTGACCAGACCCCTTTACGTTCTGGGGGCAATCCATACACTTAGTAGCCTGACGGTCAGCAGCAGGGACCTCGGCATCAGGAGTAGCGGAGTTGGTCGACCAGCATTTCGGCTGAGCGTTCTGCCCCTCAACATACGCCCCACCAAAGTGCCAACGCTGGACATCTTTATGCGCCTTGATGATCACCGCGTTGAGCATCCGATCTTCACTTACGTGAATTTCTTTATTGCCCTGCATCATCCGGAATGCCCCACCCTTGAGCGAGATCCGCAACGGACCCGATACGGCAGCTTCACCCGCGAGCGAACTGCTGGTGTCATCCTGAAGGGTTTTCAGGAACGTAGGGAGGCCGGTCTTAAAAATGGTCATGTCGTTCATATAATCCTCAAGCGTCTTTATCGGTTGCAAACGTAAAATCGAACTCCATCTGCACAGGCTCAGCGGGGTCGATGGTTTCTGCTTCAGCCAAGGCCGGTGCAGTTTTCTCGCTCAGCGTTTTGGCACGGAGCGCGGCATCCACATCAGCGATGCGGAACCTATATGTGTTACCAATCTTCAGGTAAGCCGTGGGTGGAATTACATCCTTCCGTAGCCAACCCCGAACGGTAGACACAGAAACGGTGTAATACTCCGCGACCTCTTCAATCGAAACGTACTTAGCAATCTCATCCATTTTTCTTTACCGTGATGGAGTATTCGCTATCCACATTCAAACCCGGTGGAAGCAGGTCGGGGTGTTCCTCAAGGAACTGTTTAGTGTTCTCCTGATGGAGACGTTTCTCGTACAGATCGGTGGCGTTGTGCTCAATAACAAACTTGCCGAATGACTCCCAATCATTCGTGCTAAAGCGTTTCTTGACGGTGCGGTAGAACAACCCGCTCTCAGTACGAACAGACTCGACCCCGTGCTCTTTGCAATAGCCCAGAAGTGCAGACTTGACCTTAGCCATATTGGCTTTCAGTTCGTCATCCTGCTTCTTGAAGTCGGCCAAAAGCTCGGCGTGAGTGGTGCGCATTTTCAGGTAGACGCGGACTAGCCGCTCTACTGCGATATCTTCAGTCATGTTACCTCTTCCTCAGTTGTAGTAGCAGAATGTGTAGTGTTCTACACTTCTGTCTTGTTGTCAAGCAATTCTTTGTAGAGATCGACAACTTTTGTGTGAGCGTCTATTTTGGTGTCAAGCATTGCGTAAACGTATTTCTCTGCGTTAGACCCTTGTAGTCTAATCACGGTACACGGGTGGTGCTGTCCAGCCCGATGCACCCGGGCGTTC